TCCAGCGCCATCGTGTACCAGTCACGGTAGCCGCGCCCGCGTTCCTTGAAGACCGTCGCCAGGCGGGCCTGAGCCCGCTCCACAAGCAACTGCATCGCAGAGAACGCTTGCACGTTCGGCGGGCGCGACCCCTTCAGCACATCGAACGTGCCCATCAACTGTTCGAAATCCTTGAGGTACTGATCGCGCAACATAAACAGCGTCGATGGAATGTTCTCGCCGGCCAGCCGTTCGGGCTTCGCCATGCCGCCGGCGACTAGCGGGTTGTACTTGACGACCAAGCCTGGTTCGCCGGTGAAAGACTTGACTTCTGCCCCCTTCGGTTCCAACCAGATCGGATTCGCCACGCGCGTGATGATCAACTGGATCAGTGAGTCCAACTGATTGATCTGATCCTGCTTCTGGATGACCGGATCGATCGGCCCGCGTGCCCAGAGCCGACCGCCGACGCTCTGATAACTGATGTGAATGAACGGAATGTACGGGTTGTCCTCACGATCGCGCACCGGCAGCGGGCCCGGCACGCTTTCGTTGTCGTCGCGCAACACGATCGCGGAAGGACCGTCCCCGATCACCCGCATGAAAAGACCGTCAGGGAATTCCTTGTTCGGCCGGCGCCAGAATTCGAATTCCGTCATGCCTTCCTGTTGAAGTTCCTGCCCGACGCCGGCCGAAAGCGTCAGGGGCATCGCAGACACGTCGCTTTGAGTCGCCAACGTGCGGAGCAACTGAAGCGACCGTTCACGCGGCGACTTCTCCCACTGAAGTTTCTTGGCGATCTCGGGGTAATTGTCCTCGTAGAACGCTTTCGCCCGGAACCGCATGCGGATCACGCCCGGGGATTCGTTGATCGAGCGATAGATCGGCGGAACGAGCAGTTCCAGCGGCGATACCGCGTCTGTTCGGCCGCGCCCCTTCGGCCCGGGCACCGTGATCGGTTCTCCGTCCGGTCCTGGCGGTCCCAACAGCATCGGCCCGGGCTGTCCGCACGCCGGGCAGACCGGATAGCCCTGTTCGGTCGGCGGAAACACGCTTTTGCACGCCCCGCAGACCTCTTGCGGGATCAGCACCGTGCCATGCTCGACCGATTTGTCCCAGTACGGATGCAGGAACGAATTACCGCAGACGATCAGCCAGAAATCGGCCTCGTCCATCGTTTCGTCCATCTTGTGTTCGTTGTGAACGAACGGCTGGAACTGATCCGCGACTTCCGCCGCCGCAATCGCCTTCGGATCGCCACCGATCGGCCGCGCGAGAGCCGATAGCTCGATCGAACCGAAGACCGACCGGATCGATTCGACGCCTTCCCCGACCTTGTTCGTCACCGGGCGCGGGATGAACTTCGCCATCCTCTTGTCGACCCACTGACCGCGTTTCCGGTCGTAGAAGATCCAGTGCCGGCCCATCGTATAGAGCAGATTGCGCCACCAGGTACGCTCGTACACCCAGCGACCATCCAAGGCTTCCCGCTTGAAATCTTCGAAGACCTTGATCAGCCGTTGATCGTTCTCGAACGGCGCATTCGGCGTGATCAGCTTCGCGGACTCGCCAAACGCTTGCGCCGCCGCGTCATCGACGCCGGCCGGCGCGGGCCCCCCCACGTCCGGGGCTGAAATCTGCGGATTCGGTTCCATGTTCGCCTCACTTCACAACAACGGGTACGTCATCCTCATGAACCAACCCCGCCGCGTTCGCCGCATCGTCGCCCACGTCTTCGAAGATATCCAGTGGGAGCCCCAGGCCGCGCAAGAGGCTGGACCCTTCATCTTCCGCCGCCCGTTGCGCCATCGTCGGCCGCTCCGCCGGCCCGACCTCGCGCGTCATCTCAGGCACCGGGAAGGATACGGCCAGTACCCGTTCGATCAACACCGCCCGTTCCTGTTCGACCGAGTTCAGGCGGACCCGCGCCCACTCGAAATTGTTCTGCGCGATCGAGTGCTGATGTTGCAACAGCCCCTTTTCAGACTGGAGCGCCGCGATCGTCCGATTCGCCTCGTCCAACAGCCGATCCAGCGTGCGTTTCTGTTCTCCAAACGCTTCGACCAGCCTCTTGCGTTCCGTTTGGGCGGCATCCACCATCTGATGCAGCCGTTCTTCCCGCACCTTCGCGTCCGATCGCGTCAGATCGGCGTTGTCCATCGCCAGCGCAACGTGTTTGTCCGCCTGGCTGTGCCAACGGCCGAGCATTTCCCCGAGCAACTTTCGATTCACGAACATGCTGACCCCCTCAGTCGTTAGCGAACATCTCCCCGATCGGTGACAAGTCCGTACTCCAGTCGGTTTCGTCTTCGTTCTTCCGCTCGTCTAGCTCCCGCATGCGCTGGTACGCCCACCGGCATTCTTCGGGCACTGTTTCGATCCGCCGCCGCGAGTCTGGGATCAGGATTTGCGGCAGTTCCGGCCAGAGCATGACGCCGTAGCGGAGCCCGTCGCAGAGATCCTCGTCAAACTTGTACGGCCGCTCCGGATTCTTCTCCCCTTTCCGGTTGATCGATTCGGTCCAGTGGTAGCTTTTCATCTGCTGGACGAGATTCGGCACCAAGGCTTCCACGAACAGCAATTGCCGCGACCGCAGCCAGGACTGGACCCGTTGAATGCCCGCCGTCACGTTCGATTCGGACGGCATCGAGTAGATCCCGTGTTGCGCGAGTTCGATTTGCGCCTGAAGCGCCGTCCGGTCCATCGCCCAGCGCAGATCCGCGTTCGGCGTCGAGTAGTGCGGCTCCGCCAGGCGCTTCAGTTCCGTCGCGTGTTCATGGAACGACGCCACGCGCCGCAGGTATTCCCCGATCGCCACGATCCCCTTCGGCGTGACGAGCAGTTTCACAGCCGCGTAGGGGTGATCGGTCCCCATGTCCTGCCCGATGATGCACGGCCAGGTTGTCGGAATCGACGGCCACTCCGGAATGTACTCTTGAACTTCCGCATTCGTCCGCAACACGCACGGTTCCACCGCCGTCCCGTAGATCGCGCCTTCGAACGACACGAATTCCGCTTCGTACTCTTGCGCGAAGAACAGCGGATCCATCGTTTCCCGGGCTTCTTCTACTTCCTCTTTCGGAATCGCGGGATTGTCGATCGTCCGGTAGCGTGTCGCCCAGTACCCCTTGCGCTGAAGCGGCCCGATCAACGCCTTGGAGTACAAGTCTTTGTAGACCCAATCGAAGCCGTTCGGTGACGTGGTGAAGTACGCCGCGCCGCGCCGCTCCGTCAGCATCGGCCGCGCCGTCATCCATGTTTTCTTGCGGATCTTGCGGATCTCATCGAACCAGAGGAAGTTCAGCCCGGGCCCGCGCATGCGTTCGGGATCTTCGCCCGACCGAAACTGGAGCAGGGCACCGTTCCGCAGCTTCAGTTCTTTGTGCTGTTCCGACCACCCCTGCCGCTGGATCCAGCCGTGGGGGATCGTTTCGAAGACTTGGGGGATAACGTAATCGTGCAGTTCTTCGTACGTGGGCGCCACGGCCCAGCCGCGCACGTTCGGCACCGACAGTTCTTCGCAGATCGCCACCGCGCCGATAAACGTCTTCCCGCCGCGCCGGCCAGCCACAAGCGTGAACCGATGAAAGGCCCGCGACCCGTCATCCAACCGAAGGCGCCGGGCTTTCAGAAACGCTTGCTGGTACGGATTGTAGAGCATCCGTACTTCGCCCGTGCGATTGCCCGCCGCCTCACGCGCCACTAGCGTTTCCTCGCCTGTTGCGCCTGTCTCGCCTGTTTCGCCTTGATCAGTTCCTCCACCTTGAAGGCCTGTTGTTCCCCCGGGGCATCAAGGTAGTCAAATGGCTTCTTGCCGCGCGGATTCCAGGCTTTCGTCGCAGCGGCGCGGTCGCCGCCGAAGTTCTGCATCTGCATCCGATGAAGCGTTTCATGCCCCATCAGTGCCGGCGTCGGCTTGTCGAAGAACACGGTGGAATCCGACTGTGGCTCGTACAGGCCCAGGCCAGCCACCTGCTTCAGCCCCGCCAGCGGAAGGCTGTACAGCTTGCTCGTCCGCCTCGCCAACTGCGGCGCCACGCCAGCAAACCGATCGTAGTCCCCCGCCATCGTAATGGGCATCGAGCCAGGCCGACCCCTTGACCCCATCGGATCGCCCGCGAAGCCTGTTGGCCCGCGCGTGTCTGTGCCCAGCAGGATTTCTTCGCTGTTCTCAGGCCACGGCTCATGCTGCTTCGGCAAGCGGGCCGTGACGTTGACCTTCATCGCGGATCGAAGGCCGTCCATCGCGGGAGACTTCGGCGGGGGCATCGGGCTACCTCGTTACGCGGAGTCGTTGTCTTCGCCGGCTTCAGCGCTGATCTCTCTCGCCTGGCCGGTGATCTGCCCGTGAATCGCAATATCCTCGATCGACTGTACACCCGTGGGCAATTCGACGTTCACCTGAAGGTTGATCGGCGCGGCGTCCCGACCGTCATGCTTGCTTTCGCTGAAGGTCCGCAAATCGCCGCGCCCCTTGAGCAGTTCCAGAATGGCATCCTTGTCGCCGTTCTCGATCATGATGATCAGCTTGTCCACCGCCAGTGCCCGCGCGTGATACTCCAGACGGTCGCCCACGTCCGACAAGGCGCCTTTCTTCCGGGCCAGCATCAGCCAGCGTTCGACCTTCGGTTTCTCCACGCGGAGTTCGGACGCGATTTCCTCCGTCGAGAACCCCAGCATTCGCATCGCCACCGCGCGACTCGCCGCTACGCCGACAATGCGATCGATCTGACCGGCCTGTTCGATTTCTTCGTGACTGAGCGCATCCAACACGATCGGCTTGTCCGCCTCGCCAGGCGCAAGGATCTGCTGACGGCGCTTCCGGAACGATTCGCGGAGTTCGGCGTCTGTCATGAGCGGGGCACCGGATCAAACGGCGGGCGGCACAGATCGCAGCTACTCAGGGGCAGCACCGACCGACCGCAGTCCGCGCAGACCGCCGCAATGCCCAAGGCTTCCCACTTTAGGCGTTCGTCAGTCCCCAGGTCGGATTCCAGGCGGACAGCCATCTCCAGCAGTTGGTTGCGAACCGGCGTGTACACACGCGCCAGACTTCGCAGTTCGGAGATAACTGTTTCGGTGATTGTCATGCCCGACCCACCATGAGCGCACCCAGCCATCCGGGGGATGTACTTGGGGCATCGGGGGAACGGGCACCACAAAGGCTAGTGGTCCCGGCTGTACCCAGCACGCCCTGTCGCGCACCGTAGCACAGCCGGGGCAGAGTTTCAAGGCGGGAACGCTACTTCTGGATAATCTGAATGATCCGAATGTTCGTCACCGGCGCCGGCTGGACGAACACGGTCACCCGGAAGATTTCGGACGACGCTTCACCGGCCTGGTTGAAGGCGATCACGATC